TGCTAGATGCAACAATATTCAGATGGCAAAGAAGATATCTCTTAACAGTGCTTATGGTGCTATTGGCAATCAGTATTTTCGATACTACAAACTGGCTAATGCTGAAGCCATTACCTTAAGTGGTCAGGTCTCTATTCGTTGGATAGAGAATAAAATGAACCAGAAGATGAACAAGATTTTGAAAACGGAGGACATTGATTATGTTATTGCTTCAGATACTGATTCCATTTATCTTAATTTGGGGCCTTTGGTTGAGACTGTATACAAGGGGAGAGAGAAAACTAGTGAGGGCGTTGTTGGGTTCCTTAACAAGGTGTGTGAAAATGAATTTGAACCTTATATTGAAAGTTCTTATGAAGCGTTGGCCAGGTATGTCAACGCCTATGACCAAAAGATGCAAATGAAGAGAGAGAATATTGCTGACCGTGGTATATGGACTGCAAAAAAAAGATATATTTTGAACGTATGGGATAGTGAGGGTGTTCGATATGAAGAACCCAAACTAAAGATGATGGGTATTGAGGCAGTTAAATCTTCTACACCTGCACCTTGTCGTCAAATGATTAAGGATGCACTTAAACTTATGATGAATAAGACTGAAGATGATGTGATTAATTTTATTGAGAAGTGTCGTAAGGAATTCAAGACATTACCACCAGAAGATATATCATTTCCACGTACTGCATCTAATGTAGAGAAGTATAAAGCACATTCTACAATATATGCAAAGGGAACTCCTATACATATACGGGGTGCATTATTATACAACCATTATGTCAAACAACATAAGTTGGATAATAAGTACTCTCTCATCCAGAATGGTGAAAAGATTAAATTTTGTTACCTGAAAAAACCCAATATTATTCACGAGAATATTATTTCGTTTATTCAGGATTTTCCGCATGAAACAAATCTTGCCAAATACATTGATTATGACTTACAATTTGAGAAAGCATTTCTGGAACCACTCAAAGCAATCCTTGATGCGATTGGTTGGAGTGTTGAGAAAACTGTAACACTAGAGGCATTTTTTACTTAAATGGACTTACCTATCGACGACAAAGATCTATCAACAATAGTTAATGCACTTGCATTGGGTGGGGATGCTAGACTGTATCATTTATTAAAGGAGGTTAAACAAGTGAGGGAACTTAATCCTGGTGGGCCTTATAAAAAAATCTTACGTGAAGAAAAGGGGATAGTAATATGATTTTAGTATTCATTATCGTTGGACTATTATTTTTTATTATGGGTTATGGACTGTGGTTAACAGTTGGGCCTGGTAAAACAGAATTACGTGATCCTATTGATGAACATGCTAAAATGCATGAATTAGGAATAGCACATGGACACGGTGGAAACAAAGGTGCATATGAAATGTCTGGTAAACTTGAACACAATCACGATTAATTATGTTTTTTAAAAAATTGAGTTTAGTTACTGGTGGATTTGATCCAATCCACAGTGGTCATATAGCATACTTCGAGAGAGCAAAGGATCTCTCCAACTATCTTGTAGTAGGCATCAATACTAATGAGTGGTTGACTAGAAAGAAGGGACAATATTTTTTACCTTGGATAGAACGTGCGGAGATTATACGTCATCTTGATATGGTAGATGCTGTTATCTCTTGGGATGATAGTGATGATTCTGCACTTGGTGCTATTGCTAAATGTTTAGAAATTTCTGAAAAGGTTATTTTCTGTAACGGAGGTGATAGAACCAAAACTAATATACCAGAACAAACACAAGGATATGATGATCCTAGAGTAGAATTTGTTTATGGTACTGGTGGTGAGGATAAAATGAATAGTAGTTCTTGGATTCTCAATAGTTATTTTGATCGTCAACGTACATTGTTAGGTATTTAATTATGGATTTTTTAAAAGACATCGTAAAGGAAATCGGGGATGACTTTACCCAACTCGCAGCAGACATCGATGAAGAAGAACAGTACATCGACACAGGTTCGTACATCTTTAATGGACTGGTTAGCGGTTCCATTTATGGTGGCGTATCTAGCAATAAGATTACTGCCATCGCTGGTGAATCCTCTACTGGTAAAACTTTCTTCTCCCTCGCAGTTGTCAAGAACTTTTTGGACAATAATCCTGACGGTTACTGCCTCTATTTCGATACTGAAGCTGCTGTTAATAAAGGATTACTTGCATCCCGTGGTGTAGATTTAAATCGTACTGTTGTTGTTAATGTTGTAACAATTGAAGAGTTTAGATCAAAGGCACTTAAGGCAATTGATAAATATCTCCAAATGCCCATAGAGGATCGCAAACCGTGCATGTTTGTGTTAGACTCATTGGGAATGCTCTCCACAGAAAAGGAAATCAGAGACGCACTAGATGACAAACAGGTGCGTGATATGACCAAATCCCAATTAGTGAAGGGTGCATTTAGAATGTTAACTCTCAAACTTGGTCAAGCGAATGTTCCACTCATTGTCACGAATCACACGTATGATGTCATCGGAGCTTATGTTCCAACTAAAGAAATGGGAGGAGGTTCGGGACTCAAGTACGCAGCGAGTACAATCATATATCTCGGAAAGAAAAAGGAGAAAGATGGAAAAGAAGTCATCGGAAACATTATCAAAGCTAAGACGCATAAATCACGTTTAAGTAAAGAGAATAAAGAAGTAGAGATCCGTTTATATTTTGATGAACGTGGTCTTGATAAGTACTATGGTCTTCTAGAATTAGGAGAGATAGGAGGACTCTGGAAGAACGTTGCAGGACGTTATGAGATCAATGGTAAGAAAGTATATGCTAAAGCAATATATAAAAATCCAGAAGAATACTTTACTCCAGAAGTGATGCAAGCTCTTGACGAGATAGCACAGAAAGAGTATAGTTATGGGTAAGTTTATAAAGGTAATTAAAACTGGAATTAATGTAAGTAAAGTAACCGAACAACTTCGAAAGAATCCTGCTGACTGGAATCATCAGAAGACAGAAGAAGGTGTTCGGTCTTTAGTTAATGAACATGGTTTTGATGATCTTCCTATAAGTAACCTTCAACTCACCATAGGTGCTGTACAAAAGAAGGAAGACTTTGTAGGAGATTCAGAACTCAATGTTAATACTCCTGCATATAAACGTCATACTGAAATACTTAAACTTATCAAAGAAGAGTTTGGAAATAAGGAAATCTATCGTTGTGGATTTCTTGCTTTACCAGTTGATGAATATGTAGGAGCACATATTGATGAAGGTACTTACTATAAGACAAAGGATAGATATCATTTATCAATTGTTGGTGAGTATCAATATTTTACAGGATCTGATACAATAGTAGTTAAACCAGGAACTCTTTTTTGGTTTGATAATAAGCAACCTCATGGTGCAGTTAATATTGCTGATGAGACTAGAATTACATTTGTATTTGATGTTGCTCATTCTTCCACTAACCCACAGCATGGAATTGATTGATGGAGAACGTTGAGTTTCTAATTCTTAGAAACCTCTTATATAATGAAGAATATGTTCGCAAAGTAATTCCTTTTGTTAAAGCAGAATACTTTGAGGATATTAAACAGAAAGTTATCTTTGAGGAAATTTCTAAATTTGTTGGTGAATATAATCAACCAGCAACAAAGGAGATTTTATGTATTGAAATAGAGAAGAGAAATGATATTAATGATAGTTCATTTAAGGAGATTACTGATACAGTTGCAGCACTTGTAGATGATCCAGCAGATTTTGATTGGTTGGTAAATACTACAGAGAAATGGTGTCGTGATCGTGCTATTTACTTGGCATTATTAGAATCTATTTCACTTGCAGACGGTAAAGATGAAACACAAAACAGAGATGCCATTCCTACAATATTATCAGATGCTTTATCTGTATCATTTGACACTCATATTGGACACGACTATTTAAATGACTATGAAGAAAGGTATGAGTCGTACCACAGGAAGGAAGACAAGATCGAATTTGATCTCGAATACTTCAACAAAATTACGAAAGGCGGTCTACCGAATAAGACTCTCAACATTGCTCTTGCTGGCACAGGGGTTGGAAAGTCTTTATTTATGTGTCATGTGGCAAGCTCAACTTTGCTCCAGGGAAAGAACGTCCTCTACATCACTCTCGAAATGGCAGAGGAAAAGATTGCGGAGAGGATCGATGCTAATCTACTTAATGTCGCAATACAAGATATAACAGATCTTCCAAAGCAGATGTATGAGACCAAGGTTACAAACCTTGCACAGAAGACACAAGGAACTCTTATAATCAAAGAGTATCCAACTGCTGCTGCTCATAGTGGACATTTTAAAGCATTACTTCAGGAACTGGCATTGAAAAAGTCATTTAGACCTGATATAATATTCATAGACTATCTTAATATTTGTGCGTCATCAAGATATAGAGGAAACTCGACAGTCAATTCCTACTCATACATCAAAGCAATCGCAGAAGAATTACGGGGTCTCGCAGTTGAGGCGAACCTTCCGATTGTATCTGCCACTCAAACTACTCGTAGCGGGTTTGGTAGTTCTGATGTTGAGCTTACTGACACCTCTGAATCTTTTGGACTCCCTGCTACTGCTGACCTTATGTTTGCCCTTATTTCTACAGAAGACTTGGAGGGGTTGAATCAGATATTAGTTAAGCAGTTAAAGAATAGATATAATGATCCTACTATCTTTAAGAGATTTGTTGTAGGTATTGATAGAGCAAAGATGAGATTATATGACTGTGAACAGAGTGCTCAAGAAGATATTATTGACAGTGGACAAGAAGAAGAGTATAATGATAAGAAGGAAAAGAAAGCATTTACTGATTTTAAATTCTAATGACTGTTGATACTGAAAGATATCTTGACTTCGTTGCTGGAGTTACAAGTTTTCCTAGTTCTGATTTACCAGCATTACTTGCTCGTGCATCAGAATTAGATATTGAAAATGATTGTGATGTTCCTAGGTTATTGACTGCTGCACTTGGATTAACTGCAGAGTCTGGTGAGTTTACTGAAGTAGTTAAGAAGATTTTACTTCAAGGTAAACCATATAATGAAGAGAATGTTTTCCATATGAAGAGAGAACTTGGTGATATCTGTTGGTATCTTGCTCAAGCATGTATGGCACTTGATACTACATTTGATGAAGTAATAGAAATGAATGTAGATAAATTAAAGGCAAGATATCCTGGTGGAGAGTTTGATGTCCATAAGTCAGAGAATAGGAAGGACGGAGATTTATAAATATATCTAGAATAAGTATTCAGGATAACCTCTCATGGGCTTAATGAAGGAACTCAATGATCTTAATAACATCTATCAGGATATGTATACTGAAGATGAGAACAAAGGTTATGTTGTAACTGCTGCTGATAAGAAAGGTAACACACCAGCATGGCAGGGGTATAAAGCAGGTAAGAAAAAGAAAGATGGCAAACCCATGTATAGGGCTGCTGACCATCTAAAGGATGATGTTGAGATTGAGATTAGTCCTGAAGTAGAAAAATTAATTGAGTCTGGATTGTTTTCTGATGCAGAGATTGCAAAGATTACTAATATTCAGGAAGCAGATATTGCTGATATTCTTGCACGGTTAGAGAAGAAGAGAATTAGTAAGGGTGGTGACCCCGAAGAATCTCCTCTACCTGCTATGAAGAAGTATCACGCAGATAAGAAAAAGAAAGCGAAGAAGTAAATGAAATCTTTTGAGCAACTATCAGAAGATTTAGCAACACGTAGAGCAGAACTTAAACAGAGACAGCGAGAGCAAGGTGCAGCGTTTAAGTCGAAGGGTGCTGAAAGGGCTGCTGCTGGAAAGGAAAAAGCAAAAGCGGTTTCTCAAAAGGCAGCAGATGATAGTCGAGCAGCATTAGATAGAATAAAGCAAATGGCAGCAGCGAAGAGAGCTGCTGAAAGAGAAAGGAAAGCAAAGCAAGCAGAAAGAGATGATATCTCTAGAGAGATAGCAGCATCCCGTGAGCAGAAGAAGGATGAGATAGAAGATAACAGACAGGAAAGAGAAGATGATGTAAAGGCAAAAGAAAAAAAGAGAATGAGTAAGGAAAGGAAGAGGGAGGAGTTACAGAAGACACTTGATGCCGTAGGTTAGGAGATTTTGTTATGCCGTTTGATAGGGTAACGACTGGTACAAAAAGAGTCGTAGAGTTTTTAGAAGGACCAGATGGAGGGGCTGGATTGTTTAAGGAACTAAAAGTAGATGGATATAATAAATCAAATGGTAATAAGTTTGTAAGAATTGAAGCAAAACCCAAAGGGACTATTATTAAGGTAGATTATCAACCTGATGTGAGTGATGCTAATATTACTAAAATTTGGAAAGCTTTAACTAAAAAATATGGTCTTGTTGATGGACCAAAAGTGGGCCCAAAATATACTTCAGTTTATATTGGAACAGATGATGCGGAAAGAAATGTTAAAGAGATTCGGTTTGAAAAAACTCAACCTGGAGGTGGTGGAGTTATTCCTACAGATATACAGGAGAAGGGAGCAACTATTGTACTTACCCATGCATTAGCAAGTAAAGGTGCAAAATTTAATAGTGATGCAGATATTAGAAATGATAAAAAAACATGGACTGAATTATCAAAGTGTTTTAGTGGATGGGAACATAGAATAGATGGTTGGTTGTGGACATATTATCAACAGAATAAAAGATTTTTTGATGTATATTCAGCAGGTACATGGGAAGAATTTAAATTTGGCAGTCAAGATTTTGTGCAATTCTTTAAAGAACATATGGATCATTTGAATAGAGATTTTAAGAATCCAGATGGAACAGAACCTGCTGGAAAATATGAGACTTGGAACCCTGCTGATATATGGGCAGTTAAAAAGGGTAGAATGGATGCAATAAAAAAGGAGATAAAAGAAGCAATTCCAGATCCATCTCATTTATTAGAATTGAATGGTATATTGGTTAACTATATGGAGAATAATGAATTGGTTGGAATATCTCTTAAGAAAGTGAATGCTCCTAGAGAAGCAGAAATACATTTACATAATGTTGAAGGATCAAAAAAATTAAAAAAAATTGTGGGTGTGTTTAGTAAACTTGAACTATATGATATGGGTGATATTAAATTTGAACCTGATAATATTCTTAAGCTTAGTTCTGTTACTACCTATATTAGACTTGGACCAAACAGTAAGTTTACGATTAGTATTACTAGGTCTGGTAATAATACAAGTTTTACCGCACAGATAAAAAGAACTCCTGATGCTCAAGGAGGACAAACACCTATTGGTCAGGTAATTAAATTATTGAAGGGTACTGAATTTTCAAAATCACATGAGAATTATCCTAAAGATTCTAAAACTTTTATGAGTACAACGAATCAAAATCTATATAAAAAATATTATAATCTAGTATCTAAACATGCTAAAGAGAAGAGTAAGATATTAAAATGGGATGAATGGAAAGATGAATTAGCATTTCTTTATACGAGAGATGTTAGAGATGCTAAAGTAACATTAATGCAATTATCTTTCTGGTACTCTGCTCTTAAGCATCACTTAAATGATCCAGAGTTCTGGACGGATATGTTGTACTATGGTATGAAGATCACATCAAAAGGGGAGTTTGCTCCTCATGCAAAGATATCATAATGGCAACAAAACCTACTTATACAAAATTAAAATTAGAAACCTTTGTTGATAAGAGTGGTAATTTTAAGGATGGTGGAAAAAGAATTAATAATTTTTTAGATCATTTTTATGATGGGAATAAGTTTCTTACTGATGTAGGATTGGTTGATGTTTATGAAGCGTATCTTACTTATGATGGACAAAAATATACTTTTGATGCAGATACTAGAAATGTAAAAAAAGAAAGAACTACTTTTTTAGCAAATTTAAAACAAGCAGGTAAAGTAAAAGGAAAACTTGAGTTTCAAGTTGGATTAAAGTATATTAATGTTCTGTTTACTATTCCTATAGATTGGTTTAAGAAGATCCCAGATTTTGGTGGTCAAGGAAGTTCTGGTGGTGGTAAAACACTTAATAAGGGTAATCAATTTGAAAAGGATTTTTATTCTGATGCTGTAAAAGTATTGGAAGGAGCGACTAAAGGAAGTAGATTTATTCCTACAATATTAGAAATGAATAAACACTTTGAAAAGAAACTTGGTCAAGCATTGGGGATGATAGAAGGAGATCCTAAATTTAAAGGTGTATTGGAAGAGGGGAGTGCAAATAAATCTAGACCTCTTGCATATGACCAAGGTACATTAGTGGTTGCTGCAGAAGGTAATGTGACAGAAGATATGGGGTCCACATTAACAGATATTACTTTTCAGTATGGAAAAAAATTAACACCAGTTTACTTATCTCTTAAATTTGGACCAACTTTAACATTCTTTAATACTGGTGTTGGTGGTAGAAATGGTCCTTTGTTATTCACAGAAAAAGAAATATCTGAATATAGAGTTACAACAGATGGTGGTTTGGATTTTTTAAAGATGTTTGGTATGGCAGATGATGAAGATGCTATTAAGAAATTTTGTGAATCATTTGTAAATTATCCTAGAACGAAAGCAATAACAAATCATATATTTAAACCAACCACTTATAGTCAAAGTGCTATTGAAAAACTTTTAAGAAGTGGAATTGGGTATGGTTATTGGATGGTTCATAATACTAAAGGAACTACTATTGATTGGTATGAGATTGATAAGGCATATATGGAAGAAGCGGCTAAAATTACTAGTGGAGTGACTGTATATTATGGAAGAATGAATGGTGCAGGTAAAGGTATTAATATGACATGTTCAAGTAGTCACTATAATTTTACTTTTAATATTAGGAATAAGCAGGGTGGAACTTATCCTACTCATATTATGTGTGATTATAAAAAGAAGAAAGCAGGAAATATAGAGGAGAGACCACAGGATGGTGGTGCAGATTATGCAGTATAATTAAATACGCTAAATATATACATGAAAACATTTCTACGATTTATATCCGAAGCACCTGACTCTAATAAAGCAAAGGAGCAAGCACGGAAGTTAAACCTTAAGAGTGATGGCCACGGTGGGTGGTTGGACTCTAAAGGAGAATTCGTAGCAAAGACAGAAGGTGGTAAGTTAAAGTTTTATAATCAAAGACAAAGAGCAGGACAAGATCCTCCTCAACCTAAAGGTGTTAATACTCCAGTTGCTACTCAAGGAAGACCAGCAGCAGCACAAGCACCTGCACCAGCAGCAAAACCAAAATCAGCAGAACCAGAAGGAAGTGATCTTGATAAGGCACTTGATACTTTAACTGTTGTGTTTGGTAGGTTTAATCCTCCTACAGCAGGACACGAAAAATTATTACAGCAAGCAGAGAAAGTAGCAGCAGGTGGAGACCTTAAGATATACCCATCCAGAACAGTAGATAGTAAGAAGAATCCTATTGATCCTGATATGAAGGTATCATATATGAGAAAGATGTTCCCTGACTATGAGGATAACATCGTTAATGATGCAGAGATGCGATCAATCTTTAATGTATTAGTTACAGCAGCAGAAGAAGGATATACTGGTATTAATATAGTTGTAGGTGCAGATAGACTTGGAGAGTTTGAAAGTCTTGCAACAAAATATAATGGAGACTTATATAATTTTAAAGAGATTAAGACTGTATCTGCTGGTCCTCGTGACGATGATGCAGAAGGTTTAGAAGGTGTATCTTCATCCAAGCAAAGAAAGGCAGTGATGGATGATGACTATGCAGCATTTAAGAGAGGACTTCCAAAAGGAATGGATGATGCTGATGGACAGGCATTGTTTGATGCAGTTCGTGTAGGAATGAATAAGAAAGATGATAAGAAGAAGAAAGATGTAGAAGAAGAGATTGATCTTTGGATGGTTGCTCCCAAGTTAGATCCGAGAGGGTTGCGTGAGAACTATTTTAGAAAGAACATCTTTAACATTGGTGATATGGTAGAGAGTTTAAATACTGGATTGATTGGTAAGATTATCCGTAGAGGAACTAACTATCTTATTAGTGTTACTGAAAATAATATTATGTTTAAATCTTGGACACATGATTTGGCAGAGTATACAGAGAAGCATATGGAACGTAGGATGAGAGATAAAGTTCATCCAAATATGTTAGTTGGTACTGGTGGTGCTCGTAAGAATGTTCAAGCAATGGTTCATGGACAGAAGAAAATTAAGAATTTTAATATAAGAGAATTCATAAATAAGTATAAAATTAAGAAATAGTATGTCTAACGGTATTGCACATAATAATCTGAACGATATCTCCAAGATTTATTTGGATACTATTTCGGATATTAATAAGAAAGAGCAAGAGGATGATGTCAAGCGTTGGCAGCAGGAAGAGGCTGGGTGTGACACAACATCAAAATCACCTTTCAGAAAGAAAAAGGTAAAGGCATACAAAGAAGCATTTTCTAATTGGAGAAAAGATCTTCGTGAGGTTACTAGTGATGCAGAAGCAGTAGAAGTAGATGACCAACCAGAAATTAAAGAGAAGAAAGTAAAGAATAAAATTAAGATTAACCCAGAGTTTAAGGAAGCAGTTAAGCAAATGGGTGGTGAGTTATTAGAAGTAAAGGAAGTTGATTCTCCTGATGGTGAGGTTAAAGATGATAAGAAAGCAGAAGCAGATGAAGCAAAGAAGAAAAAAATAGCTGATAAGGAAAGAAAATTAAAAATGAGAATCTTACGTGTTAAGATGATGGCAACAAAGCAAGATGCTGGTGCTAGTATTGTTGCAGGATATGAACCAGACATAGAAGGTGCTGTTGAGTATTTCTATGAGGAAGGTATTAATGAAGAAGGTATAGATCAATTGATTGAAGAGATTGGACTTGATGAGTTTGTTAATTTTATTGAGGGTGGTACTGTAGAACTTAATGAAGAGAGAGCAGCAAGAAGAGCAAGTGTTAGAGCAAAGAAATATGATGTAGTAAAGAAAGAGGTTGACAAAGCAGATGCAGCAAGAAGAAAATCAAAGAAAGGAGAATACTCTTCTGCATATAAGAAGAAGGAAACTGATGTCACGGTTTATGATGACAAAGTATCTAAAAAGAAAACAGTAAAGAAAACTGTTAAGAAAACCGAAACTGTTAAGAAACCAGTTACCAAGAAAGTAGTTAAGGCAGTTGCTAAAGTAAAGAAAACTCAACCTAAAAAGAAAGCAACCAAGCAAGGTTTAGGTGATAAGATTCGTAGTGCATATAAGGCAGGTGTGAAGAGACATCGTAAGGCAACTCAAGTACCTAGAGTATTTGCTAAAGGTGCAGTTTCAGGTGCAAAGAAAGCAGTTAAGTTTGCTAAAGATGTTCATAAGGCTGTTAGTGAGGAAGAACTTAAAGAGAGATTAGGTGGTAAAGGTTATAAATCATATACATCTTTAACAGGAAAGAAGGTATCTGGTGACTGGGAAGATTCTGATAGGGGTGCTGGTAACAAGGCAAAGAAAAGAGCAGGTGGTAAGGTAGAGAAGAAGTCTCCTACTTATCTTGCACATGTTCATAATAAAGAAGGGTATGAAGAAACAAAAAGAGGTGAAGTTCTTTCTGCATTTAAGAGAGATCCTAAAGTTAGAAAGAGGTTTGAGAAAGCTGCTAAAAAGGAAGGTGGACCTGGTTCTGCAAAGAATAGAGCAGCAGATGATATGCTACAAACTGCAAAGAATATAGCAAAGAGAAAAGGTGACACAAGTAAATCTGATGACAGATATGCTTATGAGGGATATCAAATGAAAGAAGACAAAGCACTCGCTGCAGTTAAAGCAGCAATCATAAAAAAGCACGGTAAGGGTGCTATCTATGACCCAAAGAAAGATAAACCTCCTACTGAAGCACAGAAGAAAAAGAATGCTGCTGAACGTAAGAAGAGACAGGATGCAGACAACAAAGCATATGCTGCTAGAGCAAAGAAAGCAGGATTTAAATCCACACAAGACTATACCAATGTCGTAGCACGATATGGTAGTGAGGATAATTATAGGAAAGGAAAAGGTCTTGGAACTTAAAGAGAAGGCAGTATCTAAAAAGCAACAACGATTCTTCGGGATGGTTCGTGCTGCCCAGAAGGGTGAAGGTGCTGCATCTCCTGAAGTAGCACAGGTTGCTGGTGAGATTAGTAAGAAGGATGCTAAAGATTTTGCCAAGACAAAGCATAAAGGATTACCTGAAAAGGTTAAGGTTAAGGAAGCCTTGAGTGTGAAGGATACTAAAAAGTTAAATAAAGCATCGGCACTTGACCAGAGTGATGACCCTAAAGATCAGGATCGTGCTAGGGCAAGAAGGACTGAAGTTGATTATAAGGATTTGTTAAGACAGATTAACAAGAGGAAAAAACCAATGAAACCTGCTGTTGAAAGTTTTACCATTGATAAGTCTGCTCATAAGAAGGTACAGAAGAAAGCAAAACTTCGTAACCTTGCAAAGGGTAATACAAATCCTAATGAGAAAGCAGCAGCAGAGAAGAAAGCAGGTGGACCTAAACTTTATGGTGAAGCAAAGGTAGATCAAGGTCGTTCAGATTATGGTAAAGCATCTATTAGAAACTATAGAAGATCTGGACCAGGACATGGTGAACCAGCAATGTTTGATCCAGAGAATAAAAGAGGTAAGTTGATTGACAAGCGTAGAGAGGAGCACAAGGCAAGAAGGGGTGTTAAAAAAGCAAAGGTTCCTGCATATAAAGTATCAGAAGGAAAGACTTTCGATCAATGGAAGAAAGCAGCAGCAAGTGCATTAGGTAGAAAGAAAGAAGAAAAGAAAGCAGAGAAAGCAATGGATGCTGGAGCAAGAGCAAAAAGGAAATTGCAACGTAAAGAATATGCTGCAAAGGTTTCGGGTAGTGAAGATAATGTACCCGACGAAATGCGTGATTGATATATAGATATAGTTGCAATTGAATAATGACTCTACCAAAGGAAGTTGTTCTCGAAGCACTTCGGTGTTGTAGGGATGTATATCCACATAAACAAGACTTTCTTGTTAGTAGAAAATGTGAAGGTCATACGATACTTGCAGTAGAAGGAACCAATGAGACATCAGATTGGGTAACTAATCTTAAGTTTCTTATCAAAAGAGATGATTGTCACAGAGGTTTTAAAAACAATGCGAATAGGACACTAGCAGAATTAGTGGTTGCCTATGAAGGATTGAACCCAGAAAGGAAACTTGTTATTGCAGGACATTCATTAGGTGGAGCAACAGCAACATGTATTGCCGATCTATTATGGGAATCTGGTAATAAAAATGTTGCAATCGTAACTGCTGGTTCTCCTAGACCAGGTGGACGTAGATTAAGACGGAGACTTAAGGACATTGAACATCTTCGGTTTGTGCATGGTAATGACATTGTTCCAGGGACTCCTCCTTGGCTTGCTGGCTTTGTACATACTCATCCACGGATCTACTTACCTGACGCAGTAGAAACTAGATTTGATGGTGTGGCAGATCATAATATGGGTGATTACTATGATGCTGCTGTGAAATATTATTCATGACCCTTTTATTTTTATTGATAAAACCTCTTTTACTCATGTTAGTAAGGAAGGTTTTTAAGAAGCAGATGAAAGAATTTGCTGTTCAGATGATGGAGGAGTACGTAAAAACTACTGATAATGATGTGGATGATCAGTTAGTTGCACGGGTCAGGAAAGCGATGAGATTGGGAGCAGTGTAAGATATTCAGGTTATAAATATTCATTAGCACAGAAATTCTTTACGGAAGTAGGCACATGGCACTTTGGGGAAATAACGATAGTAAGGAGACCAAGGGAGGCGACGGCTCAGTCGGTCTTATTACTAACTTTAACTATAGTGCATCAGCACATGGTTATGATGCATTAACTCTATTCGGTTCGAACACCCAGTTTGGTGAAACTGGACATGCTGGAGAAGGGGATGTTATACGTATAGGTAGACGTGGTGCTGGAATTACGAAGTATTTTGGAGATGTTGTCGTTGTCTCTGTTGCTACTACTGAAAGAGTAAGTGTCGCAAGTAGTGCTTCTCTTGTTGGTACTGCTGTTACAAACATGCAAGACAGTAAGTTCCTTGGAACTTCTTTCACTGTGTCAGAGATGCCAATCTTCGCTACACAAGATTTACAGGGCGATAGATATAGAAATACAAATTCAAGCGGAACTGCCACTGCTGCACCATCTAGTGATTCATTAGTTTACGGTATTAGTACTGCTGCTGCTGGTCAGGCACAGGCAACTTCCACAAGTGCTTACTATAACACTAATGAGGGATGGGTTGGTATTACAACTTACCTAGATAATGGTGGAAACTTGAGAGTTAAGAGTGAAATTCTGGTTGCTATGTCTGGTATCGCAACCGCAGGTGTAGGTACAGGTATTCCTTATCCAACTACTCAAGCATAAGTTTGTTCTTTGAAATGATTTAATATGTTATTTAATGAATTGAATGATGATAATTTCATCTTGTTTGCTATTAAAAATTATGAAAATCCGCAAGCAGTAACAAAAGAGGACTTCGATAAAGACCTTAATCACTTTAAGTATATCAAAAGATTACTGAAGAGATATAAGAATACTGGTGTTCTCAAAACACACTTGCTATTAAATCATTTCATTATTCTTTATAATATATGGGGTGAAGCAACAACTCCTATGTTGTTCTTTAAGATTGATCAGGATTTATGGTCATCTATGAAAGCATTCATAATGTTTCTTAATAGATTTCCTGAATATCCTCAAACTCATATCCATGATATTCAAGTTGATATAGAATGTTTAAAGGAACTTAAACTTATTACAGCAGATGAAACCGAAGGTACTGACAAAGATAATTAATTTCATCCGTGAAGAGATGATGACAACAGGCAGTACTGCTGGTAAACCAGGTTTTAGTGGTAAGGCAGACGCAGAAGGGCCTACCGCAGGTTTTGACCCAATGTTGGGTAAGAAAAAGAAATATATTTACATGAGAGGAGTAAGAAAGAATTGGAAGAAAGGCAATGGCAAGAGTTAGCGATCAGATATTAGATAGATTAGAAAGAGTAATAGAGACCCTTCAGGATAATTCTGTAAAGATGGGTCAAATGCTTGCTGTTCATGATGAGAAGTTGGATAAGCAAGATAGAATAGATGCAGTATTATTTGAGAAGGTAGAGAGTGTTCATAGAGAAGTAAATCGTCAAGCAAACGAAATTAAAGCGGGGTGTGAACGTGACATTAGAAAAGTTGATGATCGTCTTCGAACAATGGAAAAGAAAATGTGGTCTATTTTTGGTGGTCTTGCTATTATATCTTTCATCGTTAGTCCAGTCGGACAAAGAGTAGTTGGGACTGTCTTGACACCAGTACAGGAAGTCAGTATAATAGAAAAATAATATTCTGTTGTGAATGGATCTCGTTGATTCTAAATTTATAGGTCTTATATCCCCAAAGTTACAGAAATTTAAAAAAATAAAGCCAAATCTTTATAATTTTAGATGTCCTATCTGTGGAGATTCTCAAAAGAGTAAGAGTAAGACACGGGGGTATATCTACGGGATTAAACAAAATACAAATTTTAGGTGTCATAATTGTGGTGCCTCAATGTCCCTTAATAATTTTTTGAAGAAGGTAGATCCTTTTATCCAAAAGCAATATGCTATGGAGAAATTTAAAGATGGATTTACTGGTAGAAATTTTGTTGTAGAGGAACCAGAATTTAAATTTATAGCACCAGAATTTTCTCCGAAACTTGATCTTCCCAAGGCTTCGGAGAATGATGCTGCAAGGTTATATCTCGAAAAGAGATTAATAGATCCTAAAATTTTTAATTACACACCTACTTTTAAAAAGTGGGTAAATACATTAGTACCGAATAAGTTTGATAGTATAACTTATGACGAACCGAGGATTATTATTCCTCTAATATATGAGAATCAACTTATTGGTTTTCAAGGCAGAGCTCTAGGCCCTAACTCTGTTAAATATATTACTATAATGCTTGATGATGATGCTCCGAAAATCTATGGACTTGACAAAATTAACAATGAATTCCCAGTTTACGTCACTGAAGGACCGTTTGACTCAACGTTCGTATCCAATTCAATTGCTATGTGCGGTGCGGACGGTGATGTTCGGAAGTGGGGTATTGATGATCCTGTGTGGGTTTATGATAACGAGCCGAGGAGTAATGAGATTGTTAAACGAATCTCAAACACCATCGACAGAGGTGAGAAGGTTGTAATATGGCCTAATAATATTAACGAAAAGGACATAAATGATATGATCCTTGCTAGACATGATGTGATGGATGTGTTAAAATCATGCACATATTCAGGTCTAAAAGCACAACTTCAATTTAACACTTGGAAACGAATATGACCAAAGGCATCAGCGTTAAAAAACGAAATGGTAGAGGAGTAGAACCTCTTGATCTAGAGAAGATTCATAAGATGGTTGAGGATGCATGTACAGGAGTTACAGGTGTTTCTGCTAGTCAAGTTGAGATTCAATCTGGAATTCAATTCTATGATGGTATTACTACAGCAGAGATTCAAGACATTCTTATTAAGTCTGCTAGTGATCTAATTACTTTAGATAATCCTAATTATCAATATGTTGCTGCAAGACTCCTGCTTTTTGCTACTCGGAAGAGTCTCTATGGTAGATCAAGGGATTTACCTCCTCTTGAAGATCACATTATGAATTGTACCAACATAGATGTGTATGATAAAGAGATCTTTGGTAAGTATTCTAAAGAAGAGATTGAAAAAGCAGATAGTTACATTGATCACGAACGTGACTTTTTGTTTACATATGCTGGATTACGGCAAGTTGTAGATAAATATTTGGTACAAGATAGAAGTACTGGGAAAGTATACGAAACACCCCAGTTTATGTACATGATGATCGCACTGACGATCTTTTCAAATTATCCTAAAGAAACGAGGTTAAATTATGTCCGACGATACTACGACGCAATCAGTAGACACAAACTCAACATCCCGACCCCGATCATGGCGGGCGTACGGACCCCAATTCGTCAATTTGCATCTTGTGTTCTGGTTGATATTGATGACACCCTCGATAGTATCTTTAGTTC